CACCCATAGTAAGTTGTATGTTGCCATTGTTCTGTTATATAAAATTCTAAAGTAGATTTCATAACCTCAGAAACAACTTGTTGAGTTTGTGTATAAATTTTAGTTACCATTTCTTCAGGTAAAGTTCCTGAGTCTAACCATCTTATTTCAGAACTTCTTATATTTGGGTCTGTTTGCCCCATCCCCCGTTCTTCTAGATTTGGTGCGTCTGGGTCTACATAAAGTTCCTGTTTACCAGTAGAACCAGTTGATGGTGGTATAACTCTACAAAATTGGTTAATATAATCCGCCTCGTCTGAAGTCAAAAAATCCTTTATACAACAGACATTACCTTTATTCATAACAACATTCATATTATTGTCCTGCCATAAACTTACGCCACTCAATTGTGTTTTTAATTGTTTGGTGTCTCCATTTGATATTCTCGATACAACCTTTGAGATAATCTATGGTCGTTTCAATATAAAAGATTTTTGATTTCATTTGTTGGACATCGTTATCTGCATCTAAAAAAGTTTTGTAATCACCTTTCAAGATTTTCAATCCATCGAATGGGTCATCACCCCACCCAAGATGTTCAAGTGTATTCTGGTCAATCTTTCCTGTATACCAAAGCCACTTGTTTTTTTGCAGAGTTGACATTTTAAGATTGAGCGATTGAAGAGTTAACAATTTATCTGTTAACATGTCGGTATATTTTGCGTGGAGTTTTGGTACTTCTAATGATGAACGGTCGAGCTCAATATCATCTATCTCACAGTCTTTCGACCATTCATTCTTAATTTCATCAAGTGTCATAATATAAAAAAATCAATTATTCGAATTCGTAATATGCAAACCTAAATCGAGCATTACATGTGATTGTATCTGTTTCACCACCAGATTCAAATCCAACACCTTGTAAACTTGTTGGTATACAATCTCTAAACTTTATGTATTTAACTGGGATATTTTTGTTTGTTGTTATAACCAAAGTTATATCAGTAAATTGACCGAGAGGGTCCGTGTATCCAGTATATTTGTCCGGATTTCTGAAAGGAATGATTGTATCCATCCAATCATATATTTCTTTAAAATTTTCTAGGTCTTCATCAACCAAGAACGTGACTTCTAATTGTTCAAATTCAACTTTATCACCTGGGAAATATACATCAACACCAATTCCTGCCGGTTGAACAGCTTCTGTGAAAGTCATGCCAGGTAAATTAACAGACTTTACATAATATTCCACATTAGGAATTTTATCAATTAAGAGTCTAAAATTACCTCGATTGAGAATGGACTTGTTTATGTCTACCATATATCTATTTATGCAAACAAAAAAGGGTCCCGAAGGACCCTTTCTCGTACTCTCTAATAAGAGTGATGTTACATGATGTTTGTAACAGCAGCCTTACGATAGTATTGGTTTTGACCAGCAGTGATGTCACCAGCTGTTTGACCAGCAGATTGCAGAGCAACGAATGGGTTGACTGCCATACCATAACGGGTCTTGAAACCAATCTTAGGTTGGAAAGTATTTTCACCAACCGCACGTACCATCTGGAGAGGTACGTATGGGCAGTAGAACATACCAGCATCATAAGGATTTGAACCCTTATAACCAACCGTCAAATACTGTGAACCAGCATATGGGTCGATGTATACACGATGACGACCATTAAGAACACCAGCAAAGGTGTTACCAGTGTCATCTACACTTAAACCAGTGTTCAAAGCAGGAGTGTAATCCAACACACCAGCCATTGATAATGCTGAAGCAACATCAGAAGAACAAAGGATAAAGTTACCCTTACCGCGACGAGTGTCAATAGCAATTGCGTTTGACTCACGTTCGATTTGGAATAACAGACCCTTGAATTTTTCAACTGACCATCGACCGTTAGCGTCAACGTCTAGGTTGAAAGTACCGGGTGAAGCTGTACCAAGAGCACCTTGCTTAGCTTGAATATTCATTTCACGGATAACTTCACGGTTAATTTCCGCAAGAATTTCCGTAGAAAGAATGTTAGCAAGTTCAGCTTCTGCGTCAAGACCGTGGATAGCCTTAAGGTCTTGTGAAAGTTCGAGTGAGTACTCAGCTTTCAACGCACGTGACTTAGCAGTTACCGTGGAACGCTCAATACTGAACGCCATTTCACGGAAATCGTTAGTTCCAGGATTATCTCCAAGAGCTTCTGCGGTAGCAGTAGCCATACCAGTCGGTGTGTCATTCTCGTACCCAGGTGAAGCAAATGGGTCATCTTCTTGTGCAGCAAGAGGACCAGAGATAGGACCACTACCTGTAGAATAAGCAACATTTGCTTCATCATGCAGGGCTTCAGTCTTGCTAGCAATACCAGCTGTTCGGTAATCGTTATAACGTGCTTTCATTGCAAAGATAAGACCAGTTGGTCCAGTCATTGGTTGTACACCAATCATATCATATGCAATAAGGTTAGGCATAGCACGACGCACCAAAGAAATCAGAATTGGGTCCCAATTGTTGATGTGTGCACCAGTCGCATTCAGAGGGGCTTCCGCCAACATCTGACGCTCTTCACGAAGAGCATTTTCTTGGTTCTCAAGAATTACAGCAGTAACAGAACGCTTGTAATTATCGGTGATCGCAGGAAGATCAGCGTGTTCAAGGATCGGTTGCCACTTTTCTTGTAGGTTTTCTGACATAAACATTTAAGTTTGTCTCCTTATTTAACCTATCTTAAAATGGTTTTAGATTTGAAAGTGCAGAGAGGTAACGTTGCATATCTGGGTTAGTGACAACCGTAGAATTATCTTCTTCGAATTCCCCTGTCCCTTCTTCAACTACTGTTTCTTCTGCGATGGATTCACTCGATACTGTGAAATAAGCTTCCTTAATTTCAGTAATTTTTTCAGCATAGTCTTCTTCGTTTTTGAAGTCTACACCTTCAGCAAGTGAAACCAACTTTTCTCGTTGTGACTCAGTGAGATCAGAACATGCATCTCGCACAACATTTGCCCTTTTGAGGTCGGTCACTTCTTCCGACAAATCCATGTTTTTAGACACTTCAACGTCAAGTTTAGCTTCCATCTCGTCCAGACGGTTTGAGAGTTCATCCATAACATTATACTTCTCATCTGGAATGTCAACATAATGTTCAGTGAACAATGTCTTCAAACCAGTGATGAAGTTTTCTGTCATCTCAGAACGCAAACCTCGTTCAATTGCAAGTTCGTTTTCTTTCGTCCACTCTTCTGCACAATAGGTCAAGTACTTATCAACTGCTTCTGCAAGCTCTTCGTGAATTTCCTTAACAGAGGTTTCTAATTTTTCTTCGAATTGGGTTTCCAACTCTTCTTTAATGTGATTAACTTTAGAAGTTACAGCAGCCTTGAAAATAGTGTGGGCTTTTTCTGTGTTTTCTTCTGAAAGTTCAAGAGATTCTGCAATGGCTCGGATATCTTCATCGATATCAACTTCTTCCATCTTCTGCATCGCCTTAGGTTCAGCAGCTTTCTTGGGTTCGGCCTTCTTCTTCTCAGAATCGTTTGCACTCATTGCATCTTCGGCATCGTCTTCAACAGACTCTTCGACTTCTTCCTCATCATCTTCGGAATCGTCTTCATCGTCCATTTCTTTCATTTTCTTCTTGCCGTAACCTTCTTCCATCTCATCTTCATCCTCATCATCTTCTTCTTTGGATTCAGATTTTGCTTTAGGTTCGGCTGCCTTACCTTTAGGACCCTTACCGGAATCTTTGTCATCAACACCATCACCATCTTTGTCATGGTCCATGTCTTGTGACTCTTCCATTTCTTCTTCATCGTCCTCGTCTGAGTGCTTGACTTTTTCGTGGATTTCTGAAACTTGGTCTCGGTCCATGTCTTTCATGGACTCTACGATTGAACGAGCAAGTTCAGCCTTTGTTAAAGATGTATCTACTTCTTCTTCATTGATGGAAGAAAAAACTGAACGGAGTGCATCTTTATCCATAGACTTCATTTCACTTACAACAAGTTTAATGAGTTCCAACTTAGAAATTTCAGTGCTCTCAGAAACAGCTTCTTGCTCATTAGCTTTGTTATCTAACTCTGCCATTTTAAATCTCCTGCTACGAGTATTTGTCTGTCTTTTATTTATATCTTAAAGATTTTCAACGAATTGTTTCCAAAGAGTTAACTTAGTCTCTTCCAATTCGACCCTTTTTGATTCACGAAGTTGTGCTCTCATCTGCTCAAGTTCAACAGCTTTGAGTGCACCATTTTCGTAGAACCATTCTACCCCTTCATAAATCCCTTCAACGAATGCTTCAGGGGCAGAGGGATCTGCAACGATGTCAGCAGCAGTAGCAAGTTTGAAATCATCCTTAACGTACTGTGCTCCACCTTTCTCTTCAATTGAACCGAGTCCTCTTGAAGAAACTCCTAACTTGGCACCATCATCAATTAACGCTCTGACAATATTACCATTAGGTGTACTTAAAATCTTAGCACGTCCAACAAAATTATCACCATCTTCTTCTAAAGATGTGATGATATGTGATACACGGTCTAAGTTAATTGTTGGTCCATCTGGGTGACCAAGTTCTCCAAAAGCTCGGCCGGGTGCAACAAACTCTTTGTTATACCTTGCAACCTCTTCTGCCATGACTTCTTTTGGATAAATGCGGCCGTTACGATTTTTGATATTCGACTGCATAAAGACACCTTCAATAAAGTAGTCTTTCTTGCCTGATTCATCAATCGCCTCAACTAGGCTAGTCAATGAACTATCGTTAAACTCTGATATTAATTTCATCGATAACTTCCTTAATGTTTATGCCTTCTGATTCCATTTGACCAAGAACACCTTTTGTATCCTTGACTTCTTTCTCTGCTTGTTTTAGAGACTTGAAGTCACCCAATTTAGAATCATTCAAATATACATGAAACTTCTTTCCATTCATAGAACTGGTAAAAGAAATGATGACCTTCTCACCACCAATTTTTGATGTCTCACGTTTTACAAATTCGTGACCTTTAGGTAATTTAAATTTGGATTCGATGAGTTCCTTGGAAATTTGTGAAAAAGTTTTCATTTATTTTTTATTAGTCCAATCCAAAGACATCTCAATTCTTTTCATGTCAACAGCATCAGCCGCTGATTTAGTCAAACCTGCATTGATGGACTCTCGTGCTGCGTCCATTTTACCGTCTGTGATTCTTTTGACGATTTCTTGTGCGATTTCACTACTCATAATATTTTTCCTTTGGTTTAGAGATTATTTATATATTTTTATATCTACCATTGATAATAGACGTTTTTGATGACGAATCTTTCCACGGTGCCCAGAGTCGATTCATATAATCAATCAAGTCATAACCAGGTTGATTTATGTAAAATTTACTATCAGAGGTATCATATGAAAGAAGACTCAAGTCTGGGGTATTGAAATATGTTTCGAACATCTGGCAATCAAATGATGCCGCACCCCATTTGTCTTCGGTAAACATATCAATATTAGTTCTAACATCTTGGGCCCAAGATTCGGGTGAAGTTATAAAATCAAAACAAAATGTCATGGTATTGTTGGCATAACATTTACGTGAAAGAGCTGTTCCAACTCCATCAGGTGGGCAAAGTGTATCTTCCCCACCATACAAGTTTTCACGATTTATTGTGACAAATCCTGCGGATACCAATCTATCTCTATGAGACTGCATATATGAAACCGTATCGGCAGCTGATGCATCATCTCGTATATTTCTCTGAGGAAAACCAGGAAGAGATGCAAAATTATATCTGTACCAAAATCTACCGATATTAAAATCTATTCCACAAAAACTTCTACGCCATGGGAACAATAAACCAGCAAATAAAGTTTCGATTGCCTCACCTCTCCAATCTGGGTGTATGGCTCGTGCAAGGCCCCTACACTCCCATCTGTCAACATATGAATCTTCGTGAATCTTTAGTCTCCAATCGGCAAAAGCAATAGGGGGCCTCACAGCTACATCATAATTTGCAAGTTGGTTTCCTAAATTAACCCTATGTTGGTCAACATATGTTAGTTCGTAAGATTGAAATAGGGCATCGGTACCATTGATATTATAAATTATTACAGGTTCATATGAATTATATCCAGGATAAACCTCAAATTCCGAAGGTGGGCATGTTCCATCACCATCAATATATCTATCAATGAATCTCTGACTTTTTGCACACTGTGATTCAATCTCACTATCATCATTAGTGTCTCTTGTAAACCGACCAGTCATACCATACAATAAATCCACATCATCATTGCCTG